AGCGAATGTCGCCAAGTCCGTCATCCTTGTCATTCAAGAAGATTGCAACCTCGGACATATCGAATGTGTGTGCGATTGTCTTAGGCTTTGCTGCAACATTTTGGAATGTAGGCTTGGTAGTATCAGGAAGGGTTGCGTTCTCTGCAACACCGCCACCGACTGTTGTCGAAGGCTTTGCAGTTACAACTCTCCATCCACTGCGGTCCCAAGGCTTCTTAGGTAGAATGCTGAATGCGTTGAACTCTTGGTTCAACTGTGACCATACTTTGCGTCCGTAGATTGCTTGGTATGTACCAGCGGTTGTGCTCAACAATGGAGCGTCTGCTTTCAATAGTTCACTACCAGTGTAAGAGTAGCCCATTGAACTACCCGCACCGTAATAGTAGCGCTCCATGTCGTTTACTGTTCTCATGTAATTTCGTGCCATTTAGATTCCTCCTTAATTCCAAACACTCCCGGCGAGGTTGTGTACCTCTTCCCAAGTCATGTTTGCTAGTTCCTGTGTAGATGGTATTTCTACGGTGGAAGATGAGTCCGCTTTGCGGATAGTGGATTCTGCCGGAGCAGTACTGATGTTGTCGATGCGAGCACTTAGGTCAGAAAGTGCTTTCTCGATGTTAGATAGTGGTGTGCGAGCATCGAATGATGCTGCTGCACGAGCCTCTGCTTCTGCGTTAAGTTCCTTAGAAAGGCGGTCACCAAAGATAGTGCCAAGGTTACCCTTGAACTGCTCTTCTAGTGCTGCTGCTTTGTAAACTTCGTAAGCAGCCTCAAGGTCTGCTGGGCTGACATTGTTTGGATTCAAGTAACCCTTAGCCACATCTGCTTTGCCACCGGAGTTGATTCTTCCAATTGCGTTAGTTGATGGGGAGCCACCTTCAGTTGCACGGCCCTTAACTTGGCCTGCAAAGTAGTCTGCTCCATCTCCAATCTGTTCAGGAGTGCTTCCTAAGTTAGCCTTAGCAACATCATCAAAGTGACTTCTTGCACCTGCGATGTCTACTCCCTGAGATTTCAGAGTGTTTTCCATCCAGTCCAAGTATTCACTGGTAATGACATCAGAGTATTCGCTCTTTTGTGCCATGTCGCCATGTCCATATGCCTTTTCTTCTTTCTTGTCGTCAGCCATTTGCTCACCTTTGTCTTCTTCTTTGTCTTCGTCCTTGTCCTTGTTTTTGAAGGCTTCAGGTAGTTCACCCTTTTCCATTGCGTCCATGCGATGGTTTAGCCTGTCTAGTACATTTGACAATTCACTCAATGCATCATTTTCTCCTGTCATGCTTGTGTCCTCCTTCAATATACGGAATGTCGCCTCCGGGTTAATACCTTTTTCACAGATGGTAACTTCGTGTAATTCCAGTTTGGAGATTTCAGTGTAGTCACCATGTTGTTGGTCACTCTTTCGCATTCTTTTGAATGCCTGTCCTCCAATACTGAAACCACGAAGGGCCCCCTTGCGAATCTCACTGGCAACTTCTCTTGCCTTTTCGATGTCATCTCTTAGTTGGATGACTACGAACATACCGGCATCATCGACACCGGATTTCCATACACGACCATCTGAGTCAGTGTACTGTGGTATTACACTACCAACTTGTATGTTAGAGTGTGCGAGTTGTACATTGCGGAAACCATCTGCTTTCATAAAAGAGTCAAAAGCATCCCTTAGTGCTCCACGAGTGATTAAGTCACCTTGCTTGTCTACCATCTCTACAGATGCGTAGCCAGCAATTACGAGGTCATTGTCAGCCTTGACAATACTGATACTACCCTGATGGTTCACAGGGGAGGTACGCAGGGTCATCGCCGCCGACATTGTTTCCACTAAAACCACTCATACTATTTAATCAAGTACGGACGACAGCAGAATCCGAAGTTACCTCAAGAGTACCTTCTTCTAATGGTATAGTAATGTGCTTCGCAGGCTCTTCGTCATCCTTTCCCGGCTCTATAGTATAGTCCTCTCCGGGCCTTTCTTTGTTGTCAAAGTCAGGCATTGTCTTTGAATCGTGCAGGTTAGTCGGACCAGTAGGCGACTCTATAGGAGTAGCATATCCTATACCTAATCCCATAGCACCTGTACTGGTCTGTCCAACTGAACCTACTCCACTCTTGAGTAACTTCTCAACTAGCATTAGACCCTTCACCAGTACTTTCTTTTTCTGCTCTTCATCCCACCAATTGGTGTCTTTGATTTTCTTTGGCTTAATCAAAGGCTCTGCGAAATCTCCTGATTCGTCAAACTGACTTTCTTCTCCTTCTTCTTCTCTAATGTCTAAGTCTGCCTTTAGCAAAGCGCCTGCGACTGGACTCCAATATTGTCTTTGACTTTCAGACAAACGGATGAGATAAGAGTTGGAAGCCAGCGGACTATGCACTGTCCACATGCTACCAGTTTGCGTACACTTGTACAGTACATCTCCTTGAGGCATAGTGATTCTAACGCCACTGCTCGCCCTCGATACTTCGCATAGCCACTGAGCAGATTCAGATTTGGCTAACATACCTAAGGTTTCTTGGCTAACAAGTCCTTCTCCTTCTGCTTCTTCTTTGATGTCGCTAGAACTAACAGTGTACAGTTTTTGACCGTTGGCGGTTTCTGTCTCCCCTACATTAGAGATATTGACTCTTACATGGTCACCCTCGTTATACTTGTCAGGACTGTCAAAGGCCGCACCTACATCCATGTAAGTTTCTCCACCTGACTCAACTGCTCTGTCACCCAAGTCTTCCTCTTGTGTAATAGGACCAGTGCCCAAGCGGTATGTGTATGGTCCATCACCTCTTCTTTCAAGAACTCTTAGAACTACATCACTACCTTCGTTAAGCATAACCCACTTAGGGTGACGCATTTCTCCTACCATGTATGTTGACTTAGCATCTCTCAAAAGCAACTTGTCATGTTCCTTTTGCAAATCTTCTACTATTAGTTCAAGACCTGCATCGTCAGTAAGCCTAGTGTCACTTGCACTTGGGACATGTATATTCTCTACTCCTTCCATGCCACCTCTTAGGATTTTTATACGGTCATGCAACACCGTGTCGTGTACTTCTTTGTCATCGTATTCGATTACATCAAAGATGTAGTAACCCTCTTCGGTCTTGATTACATCTGCATGGAAGTCATTATCTGTGACCTTCTTGAAGTTCTCTTTATCTTCATCTGAGAGTGTGAACGGTTTGGCTGAGATTTCATCATCGTCTTTCTTTACGAATCCTCTTTCACCCTCAGGCATTACTGAAACTATCCAGTCGCCTGTAAATCCACGAAGGTGTTGTAAATCTTCTAATTTGAATATACGATGCATTGGTTGTAAAAGAGGGACTTCTTTACCGAGTTCTTTTCTAATCACATCAGGATTGGTCAGAGCCGCTAATCCGATTTCAGATTTGCTGACCTTCTTAGAGTCCATGTTGTTAACACGCCCTTGGCTGTCGGTGTGATTATGTGCACCCTGTCGCTCTGCACCTAGCAATGCGTCTACAGTTGAGCCATCATGGTGAATATACTCAGGGTGCAACATATGCGCTAAGTGAGGCGATATTGCCTGCCACATACCTTGTAAAGGTTGTAATAGACGCATAGGTCTTTTGTTATTGGTTATCTCAATGTCACCGTTAGGCTTGACTCGATAATTAAACGAGGGAGTAACTCTTTCTCCAAACTCATGCCTTAGTCCATTGGAATTGTAAATGCTTGGAACGGAATGAGAGTTTGGACCGAATGCATCTATGGGCACTGTACCGAAACCAATCTGAGTAGTATTGACTCCTTTTACTTCTCTAGGCTCAATGTTGGGGTCACCGAATAGCAAAGAGTGCAAAACTTGTTGAGTATTGTAAGCATTAGAAACTCTTGCCTCGTCCTTGCTTTCTTTACTCTTTCTACCTGTTTTTGCACCTGACCTTTCAGTAGTAGGTTCAGTTAATCTATGGTCGCCACTATGAGCAACATGGTACATTAGTCCTAACTCTTCGTTTAACTTGTCAATGTCTGCCTTGACTCCTCTTACACCTTTGCCTTGGAACGGCTTAACATGCGTATCAATCTGACTAGTTAATTTTAACAATTCTTCGTTAGCCTTAGGACTTCTAGTTTTGAGAGTATCTATTTCACTTCCAAAGTCCATGTCAGGGTTTACCTTGCCAGTAGCCTTCAGATACTGACCAACTGACATAACAGGAAGTCGGAAGTTACGGTCATAGCCTGAAGCCTCAAGTCTAGGCTTGAATATGTTTTCAATGAAGTCATTGACAGTGTGCTGTACATGTGGGTTAGAGTCGTAATCAGGTAAACCCAGCATATTAGCGATTTCTCTAATTTTATCTAGGCTTCCGATGTTACCACTTTCGTCCGTCAAACTAGCAAGGCTTAGTGCATTAGGACTATCGTGAATCACTCGCTTCATGTCACTAGACAGTTCTGCACCGGGCATTGCCCTTTCAATCGCATGCTCGTCTATGCCTTGCATAGTCAAGCCGTGTGATTCGTGAGGCGCAACATGCAAGTAATCATTGACCATTTTAGCGAACATTCTGACATTCGCTTCTAAGGTTGGAAGAGGCAAGTTAGGGTCGAACAGTTGCTCATAGGCTCCTCCTAACATTTTCTTTACATGCTCTGCAGCACTTTCAAACGCTTTGGCAGCATGCACTTGCTGTTCGTATTCAACACGCTCATCATTGTAATGTAAATCAGTTGACTTATTTTCATCCTCAAGCATTCTGTCTAAGGTTGCTATCTCTTGGTTCATCTCGTGAAGTTTATGCTCAAGTTCCTTCCTTTCTTCATCAGATAAAGATTCATCTTCTAACCGTGACTCTACTTGAGCGGCTGATTCTGTAATTGAGTTTAATTTATCTTCATGCTCTGACAAGTAACCCTCAGGCGCTTGACGCATAGTAAGTCGATTGTCTCCCTCTTCTGTCATTAGAGCCGGAGGGTTAACGACATTCATAGTAAGACTTGAACGGAAAGGTGTAGGTTGATGAGAATACTTCGCTTGTAACCTTTCTTTTTTGCGCTCATATTCTCCTAAAAATGCTGACTTGTGACTGCTCTTTTCTTCATCAGACATAGAAGAGCGCTCAACATTGGCTAAGTCTAATTTCAACTGTCTGTCTAATCCTTCAAGGTAATTAGCCAAATCATCAGGGTCTTGTATAGAAGTGCCTTCAGGGTCAACTGAACTTATTCTACCCAAGTCATCTTCGTCATAGGTAGTATGTCGACCACCTTTTCCTAATCGCTGTATGCTAGGAGCCGGGCTCAAAGGAGCGTGATTTAATCCCCAAAGTCTACCCATGCGATGATAATTGTGAGCGCTTCTTG